AAGGGTTGTCTTTGAACCACACAGCGGCGATCCCTGGACGACGAGACATAGTCGTGTATTCCGGTTGAAGTTGGTATTCTTCCCCGGTCTGTAGGTCGTACCGTTTGTAATAATCGTCGGCGAGCTTGCCGTTCATCTTCTTGAGGATATAGCGAGCGACGTAGGCAGCAGAGTCGACAGTGACATGTCCGATCATAGAATACCCGTAGGGCCATAGTTTCTCCAATTCCGCAGAGCGGTAATAATGATTTGAACCCCGACTTTCAAGAAGTACCTTATCAGGAAAATCAAAGTTAAATAAACAAGCGTGATGATGAGGGCGTGAGTGTTTAGAGCCATACTCACCACAATGGAAATACCGAATAGGATAGTGGATCGGGTAGTCATAAGCAGGTACTAAATCTTTCCAGATTACACGCCCAGTACGCTTGTCCACAGCTTCATTTCCCTTGAACCGTCTACGCAAACGCTTCATAAATTTTTGGAAATCCGCTTTAACAAGAGTTCCGCGAGAGTTGAGAGTATCGGGGTTGAAAGTAAGAGTGATAAAACAATTGTTCTTAAAAAGGGAGCTTTCGTGAATACAACGAATAGCCCACGATTTAGAGCGATCCATACGGCATCCGCTACAATTTGAACAAGGAAGAAGTAAAGTTTCGAAGGGGCAGTCAGATACATCGGAGTGGTTGAAACAAATCACTGATTTGCCATTATCGGTTTTTTTATTAATTGCCCGGTAGGCTTTGATTGGGTGATAACAAGTCATACAAAACCTCCGTAATATTATCCGAAGGGGACCGCCCCTCCAACCGAAAATAGGTCAGCCCTCAGTTGCTTGCGCAGGGCCGACGCGATTTTAGGCCGAAGGGGCTACAACCCTCTTCTTTTGTGTTAGAGTCGATAACCACCACGCATCGGCGTGGAACGCGAATTTCTGCGATTGCTTCCACTGGTGCGTTTGAACAGTTTTCGGCTACGACTCCGTTTCATCCGTTTGCGTCTCACTGGAGTTCCTCCATAAGTTTAAACAATTCTTTAGTTTCGGCCTCGTTAAGACCAAGAGTAGAACCCTTACGTTGAAGGTGTTCAAGTTTGCGGTTCTTCCAGTTAGGATAGATACCAGGGGTATTTGACTTGCTCGCAGGCAACTTTATCGATTTGCCAGTAGGACGCACCATACTTGCCGCCTTACGAGCCTTCGCTTTAGTGAAAAAGTTCTTGATACCAGACCAAATACCTTTTCCACTATTAGCAAGTCCACTAACCACAGCAGCCGCCTCATTACCAACACCAGTTTGAGAATTAAGCCTCGAGGCATCAGTCATGTCCTGCATCCACTTCGGCAGATTATTGTAGAAGTCCAACATGTTTTGATCCAGCGTAGCAGATACGTTAGCTCTGGCAGTATTGGCCCTATGAAGGGCAGAAGAAGCACCACGAGAGATACCCGCAGAAATATCCGGGAGAGATGGTGTAGAACCGGTCGGCGTCGAGGCGCCTTTACCACCGGCAGAGAGAATAGGGTTAAGCCCAGCCGCACGCAGGTCGGCAACCTCACGTTGGTGGGCAGTATTAGACATCCGCTCTTGAAATTTACGATTAAAAGTAGCTTCATCAGATGCCTGTTTGGCCGAAAAGGCAGAAGCACCAAGGCCCCCCAATGGGGAGCCTACGGCAGAGTTAACCTTTCCAATTATGTCTTTGAAAAATCCCATGATACTCCTAGAAATGATCGACCAGGCCCGGAACCGAGTAAACGGGCATCGGTCTAGTAGCAGAAATATCGAAATACGCATCGAATGTAAAAGTTGGCTCGTCAGTAACAGCAACCACACGCTCGATCGGCATATTTTCTTCGATAAAATCCTTGTTAAGGACCGGCAACTCAGCGAAGTCTTGGGAAAGATGCCACACGTCAAGTGAAGTCGGATCGACAGACCGCATCTTCCCAGTAATCATAGAGGGAGCGTAACGGTATTCTGCCCACCGTTCCTGGTAGCCGAACACGTCAAGATCGGCAGCAGTATTTTGAGCGTAGATTTCCTGATTAAGGACGGCTTGCTCACCCAAATGGGACAAGGCCGGCCAGTAGAAATCATACTTGGTAGAACGCGACCACATTTTATTTAAAGCGGTCTGGTATGTAATGTCGGCACGCACTTGCACAAAACCGAACACGTAACCATGCTCAACAAATGACTTCGTGAAACCAACTCCAGATTGGGCATGATACCCAACAGCACCTAAAGTACCCAGGGGAGAACCAGATTCCAGAGTTTGGGTGGTTTGAGCGACAGGAGTAACCTGGATGGAGCGAGAACCACCTCCAAGATATTCAGGACGCTGCAAGCGAGAGTCCGGGCTATTCACGAGAAAATGACTCTTGATTATCTCAGTATAGCGAGTTCCGCCCCTGGCGTCACGTTCTAGAAGCTTTTGGAGCTGGAAAGTCTCACGCAGCGAGTTAATCGTAGGACCAACAGCCGAAGACAAATCGGCAATCAAACCTGAATCAGCAGCACTCGAGGTCACACCAAGAGCAGCATTATCAATTGCATAAGTACCCGGGGGAAGAACCGTACCGGCTTCGACGCCATGCCACGAAGAACTGGCTTCAACAGCAGAACCACCGCCAACACGAGCAATACCAACTGCGGTAGTTTTATCGCTCATACCAATAGACTGACCATTACCAACAACAGGAGCGGTAGTACCGAGAGGCAACTCAACACCTGGACCCTTTTGGGGCCAAGGAAGGCAGGAGGTGAAATAATCGTGCCGTTTGCCACGTTTCAGGAGGTTGTAATTCGCGATGTCGTCAGGACCTTCATCGTGTTCCACTTTGACAGAGTCACACAGGTTTTGATCACGGAACCATTCGTCATAGATCAAATTGTACCCACGGAAAGGTAAGGCATTGACTGTAAGACCGGCAACGCCGGTAGGAAGGCCGAAATAATCGGCAAGGCCACCGATTTGAAAACCGTTGGCCAGATCGGACTGAACCGTAGGAACGACAAAGTCGGTAGAATCACCTGGATCCTTTTGTTCGCCCATAAATTGTTGAAATTGATTCCAAACAAGGCGATTCGGAACGAAGAAGAAGAAGAAATCCATGAACATATTGTCCATTATTGGGACGATCGGAGTGTTAAGACGGGCAATCGACGAGAGTTTAACGTTAAACGTATCTCCAGGGAGAATTTCGTCGAGGTAAATAGGGTAAATATAATCGGGGTCCAGGGTAGTCTTATACCCATGAGACCGCTTGAAAGTTGAACGCTGAATGTTTGCAGAGGGAATTCTCGAGAATTCATGCCTCATGACAGACTTTTGTCTATGTCTTTTAAATGGCATTTCTGGCCCTTTCGTAAGTATTGGTGTCAGTCCGCACAGTTAATATCAAGTAGTTGAACTGTGATGGCCCTTACTCGGGCTTCGCCGAGCCAGGGCCAGGGGCCGCAACAGGCAGCCCAGGAGCCTCTACAGGAGGCGTTGAAACCTGAGGCGTATCAGGTATAGGTTTAGGGCATAAACCCAGCTCCTGAGCCTCTGAGAGATTGTCAGGGTCATCCAGGAAGGCGAGTAATTGCCCGGGATCATTGTTGAAACGACTCCGGAGATACGCAGGAAGCTGAGAAAAGTCCATTTCCGCATCAATAATGCGGTTCTTCATGTCGTGGAAGTCCGTAGCGTTCGAGAAATCGCCATAGTTGGCCTCCGACGCATTGGACTCCAGGAAACCCGTTACACGGTATTTTTGCATAATGTTGTTAATATCAACATCATTCTTGTGATGTCCTTCCACCAGCGAACCTGGATCAGTGATAAAAGCAACACGTCGCGAGCCATTCGCTCGCCTATCAATTGTCTTTTCCATCTTGTGTCCTTTCAAATGAAAACAGGGGGCTACGTAAAACACGCAGCCCCCAATGGTTAGAATCAGCAGATAAGAAAAATATCTCATCACACTGGGACTCCGACTAAGTCGGTAAAGTCAATCACATGAGTTTTGTCAATCAAAGGGCAGCACAATCCACAGGAGTCGTCATAAGTACCAATTTCCCAGAGCTCATAATCACCAGGGTGTTTGCCGTATGCATGCTCGGGGTTATTAGCCAACTCACCAAAGGCCCGACATGCTACACCGGTATTATGCAGGAAAACGGGAGGATTGTAGATTTTGGCTTTTTTGTCGAACACAGAATACATTTTAGTTATCATTTTCGTAAGTCCTCACTAACCTAGTTAATTTTGATTGCAGCACCTTCTCACGAACGCGAAGGCGAGCAGCAGTATTATCGTCAGAATTCAGCAGGGCATCCAGCTTTCTTTTGTTCTTAATTTCGAGAAACCCCTCTGGATCGGTTATTTCGAACAAATTGTCGTAAAATCGAGGCACTTTGAATGATTTTCCTCCAGAAGTTACAAAGTCTTTCGGGTACACGGAGGAAGGGTTGTCTTTGAACCACACAGCGGCGATCCCTGGACGACGAGACATAGTCGTGTATTCCGGTTGAAGTTGGTATTCTTCCCCGGTCTGTAGGTCGTACCGTTTGTAATAATCGTCGGCGAGCTT